ATATAATAATAACTACAAGGCCCGTCCCCTGTACCCTGCCCAGTCTACCCTGCCTCCTACAACACCTGCCATGCAAAAGTGTAAAGACCTACCACTGTAAGCATGTATGGTTCTGAGTACTCTATGGTTCTATAGGCCGTAACGACCATAACGCACCCATTTTTACCCCTTGACCACTAACAGCCCCTGCTGTATTGTCTCTGCAGAGACAATACAGCAGGGGTGACCAAACCCCCGATCAGCTAACTCCAACCGTTGGAGTTAGCGGAACCTTAGCCACAGCATCAGTTCGACCAGTACGGTCACCATCAACACGGTCATATCCATCGGTTACCTCCAACCCTGTTGTAGTTAGCTCAACTGTGCGCGCCAGCAGCGGGCAATACACATGAGCTGGAAGCGCCCCTGCTGCGTTGCTACCTGCAGCAGGTGGTCGGCTGCCCGTTGCTGCCGGGTTATAGGGAAAGCCGCGGCGACTGCCAGCCGGCGCCGGTGGTGGGTCACCAGCCAGCGGTCCCGGCCGTCAAGCTGCACGCCGGCCACGGGGATGCCCTCCTTGCTGTGCCGCCTGCCATCGGGCCAGGTCGACCTGGCCCAGAATCTGGGCCGCCTCGGCGGCGTCAAAAAATCCGGGCCCGGTAACGCGAGCCCACAATCGGCGCGCTTCGGGCGCCGGCAAGTTTAAGGCCAGGTCGGCAATGCGACTCTGTAGGAACTCGTTCATGGGGGTAACTCCAACGGTTGGACTTGAGTGCGCTCGCGAGAAAAGAAAAGGGCGACCCCCTTGTGAGGGGTCGCCCGGGTAACTCCAACAGCGTTGGAGTTACGCGGCTTGTGCCGCCGGCTCGACTGCAGGGGCCGGCTCGACCGCCAGCATGGCCGCCAGCTTGGCGCGACTGGCGGGGCTGGCCTTGTCCAGCAGGATGGTAAAGGCCGCCATGATATCGGCCTGCTTTGTCAGGCTGTCGATGGACACGGGCAGGTTTGACGGGTCCAGACCGGCGGCCTTGAAAGCGTCCGCGGCGCCTTCGGCCTTGGCAGCAGCCAGCTTGGCCATTTCGGCCTGTTCGCGTTTGATCTTGGAGTGTGCAGCGGCCTGTTCGTAATTTTTGAGTTCCACTTTTACCTTGTCGAACTGAAACCTGGCGCCGGCCAACTTGCCGTTGCGGGCCCGGGTGATACTCAGCCTGATGCCCATATCTTTAGCCGTGCGCTGCAGTATGGTGTTGAATGATTTGTATACCTGTTCGGTGTGGTCACTGCGCTCGACCGGGGCCCAGACACTGGTCAGTCGGGCCTTGATCAGGTCGGCGTAGTCACTGAGACAGCCGACGCTGTCGAAATCGATGCCGGCGTTGTCAGTGATCCAGCGGGACAGCTCGGACAGATTCACTTCATTGTCCTGTTTGGCGCCGAAGCCTTCAAAAACAATGCTGCGGACAGTGTCAAAATCGGCGGCAGACAGAGCGGAAACGATAACAGTGGCTTGAGTAGTCATGGTGATACCCCTAACTTTCAGGTTAGGGCTAACTCCAACGGTTGGAGTTAGCCGGATGAGCGGTAGTGCTCACTATAAAGCGCCATGTCTGTACAGACAGGACGCTTGAATTGAGTACTAATTATTAGCAAATGAGAATCATTATCATCTGCTTGATTTTGTCAGCGCCGTGCCTATCGATTCGTGGCGCTGTCGCATGCTCGCTATCGTCGCCCACTGTACCGCGCTACCTGATCACACGCCCGCTGCCCTGTATCACTACAGTGCAGCGGCTCGACTACGTCACCCGCCGCGCGGCGCTAAGATAGTCCGCATACCGGCAGCCTAGGGGTTGCTGCCGTTGTGTGGTCAGATCCGGGTTGCCCCGCACTGCGGGTTGCCCCGCGCGCTGCCTATAGAGTTTTGACCACTTCACGGTGGCGGATGAGCTGCCCTGGCAGCCGCGTTTGAGGGGATCCGACCCCCGAGGCGCCATCCCGGCGCGTAAGAACAGTATAAGCCCATACAAGCATAAGTGTATAGATATTTTTGTCATAACTATATAACTCAATAACAGGCAAAATAACGTAGGTAGAAGGACCGGGCGCGCATGCGGATAGCACAATGATGGGCCACAGTCAAGCATAGTGGCAGGCTATGGCTGCAATTGCAGCGATAGAAAAGTAAATTCTTGTTTGAAACTGTCCGTAAGCTGTTGAATTGTAAGTGGTTTTACAGAACGTGCGTTTGAAGGTATGGTGGTATGATTGTATGGGTCTAAGTAAACGTCGCTTAGGCGGCAACCCAGGGCTGTACAGGGTATGTTGAAAGATATTACAAGAATCCTGGGTTTGTATGCGTAGAAGTACGGCAACCCAGGGGATACTTTTATACAGTTGGCATGGTTCTTGGCTACCTGAGGTCCCTACGAAAACTGGTTGAGATTTGAAACCAAGAGTTGTACAACTGTAAACCGTAATGTCATAACATAACAGTTGCAGACCACAGTAAGGTCACCAGAAATGAAGCTGATAGTCTTCGGCCATAAACGCCACGGCAAGGACACCGCCTGCGAACACCTGCGGGACAACCACGGCCTGAGCTTCGCATCGTCGTCATGGTACGCTTGCCAAACCTTCCTGTTCGACCAGCTAAAAGACCGCTTCGGCTACTCCACACCAGAGGATTGTTTCGCCGACCGCGGCAACCACCGCCAGCTGTGGTACGAAGCAATCCGAGACTACAATGCGCAGGATCGTACCCGTCTGGGCAGAGAGATCTTCGCAGAACACGACGTCTACTGTGGCATCCGAGACCTCGAGGAGTTCAACGCGCTTCGACAGGCTGGGTTGTTCGACCTCGCGGTATGGATTGACGCCAGTACCCGCCTGCCGGCTGAAGGTATGAAAAGCATGAACCTGTGTATGTGGCGAGATGCCGACGTCATTATCGGCAACAACGGGGAGCCACACGAACTGCCCAGTAATCTGGACGATTTCATGAGATCAGACATCGCAAAAGCTGATTTTTATTGAGGTAAGGTATATGTCAACTGTCACTCAGAAAGACCACCATGTGTTGTCGTTCCTGGAAACGCTGGCCACAGAACACCGACAGGAAGCCAAGGTCTGCCGCGGTAAAGCCACTCAGGCGTCCCTGCTGGGTAATTCCACGTCGACGGTCAACCGCCTGCAGGCCCAGGCTGAAGAGCATAGCAGGAAGGCGGGGCTGTACACCGAGGCAGTGGAGGCGATTACGAGGGGATTCAGCTGTTCCTGCCACTCGTCGAAGGACTTTGAGGAAAAGTTCACCAATGTGATTCACTTTGGGGGCATGGATATGCACGAGTTCCGGGAGGTATTCCAAGTAGACGCCAGAAAGGCGCTTACACAGAATTACCCGTTGTTTCCCATGAATTTTGTAAAATGACCCGCCTCATAATCCTTGACGCCCTGCTCTGGGCGCTGATTTTCACTGGTATAGGGCTGAAATTACCGCATCTCAGCACAGCCGCGCCCGCGGTACTGATCATGATTGCCGTTTCAGCCACGGTTTTATCAGGGATGATGTGGATTTGGCGTTCCCAGGTGGTGGAAATGCTGGTTCTGCAGTACCCCAAGACGGATTGGCTACTTCTGGGGTGGTCAGCGGCAGGTAAAGTGTTGTTCCTACACCTGCAAGGGGCGCAGTTACTCGCCGGGTTATGGGCAGTAGGGGCAGTTTCAGTCTACGGGTTCATTGCGATGCTGCTGATCCGTAAGAAACGGGAAGGTGTGGAGATATGAGTTGATCGCAACCTGTTGATAACTTGGGAGTAACAGTATGAATATGAATAAAACAGCTGTAATGCCCCTGGAACCCGATTTTGAGACCTGCGTGTGTATGATGCGCAACGTAGGGATAATCTTCTGCGAGCGGGAAGAAGAGCCGTGGGATGAGGAGCAGTTCCAGTCTGAGGTGCAGGAGATGCGGGAGGACCACGCGTTCGCTAAGGCTGAACGCACGAACTTCGTGGCAACCGTGCACCGGATTATCAAGGCCCTGGCGGAGGGAGTTGGTGAACAGCTTGACCCCCCAACCCTATAGGATGACAATAATATAGCTCCCTGACACGGCGGGGGGCTCCGCGGTACTCTCCAACGGGCCGCGGGCAGACGCCGGCACTAGGGTTGACATGGGTCCCTGGTGCCGGCGTTTGTTTTTGTAAGGCTTTACTATGATATAACATAACAGCGTGCTAGATTAGCTGTGCAGGACGCCTGGGGAACTGGGGTGAGGGTTGTCATGGAGCGAATGGAGATCGAAGACAGCAAGGACGCGACCGAAGTCCGTGTTACAGAGGAACCGCCCAGGAAGGGTGGAGACACTGCGATGTATGGCATGGATGCAACGGACTTCGGTGACGACCAGGGAAGTTCAATAAAGGATTTCTTCAAGCCAAGTGGTGCGACAGGGCTTGAGGATAGCGTGGAAGCTGTGCTGGACAACCCAGGCCTGCTCACGGAAGAGCAACTTATCAACCTGCACGCCATCCTGCAACATTATCTGCCTGACACTGTAAAGTACGACGCCAACTTCGACTTTTCATCGGAAGTAACCGCACAGATAACCGCCGTGCGTGCTATGCGCATGAGAGTGATGAACGCCAATGGTACGCTCAAGCAAGATGTAACGGTGCGGGAAGCCAAGGAAGTCATAGGGGCCTGCACTACCCTGCTGACCACACTGATGCGGCACCACAAGACCATCCAGAATTTCGATCGTCAGAGGTCCCTCGAGTACGCCACAGTTGAGGCTATCAAGACCCTACCTGAGAAGAATCAGCGTCTGTTTTACGAAGCCTTCGATCACGCCATCGCCTCCTGTGACGAGTAGGGACACTGCCATGCATAGCAAGGACTTCTTCCTTTGTTTTGACCGCCTCATCGACCACGAGGGGGGTTTCCAGAAGCACCCGAACGACCGCGGAAACTGGACCTCAGGTAAGGTCGGTGTCGGTGTACTCAAGGGTACGAAGTTCGGTATCAGTGCGATGTCGTACCCCCACCTGGATATTGAGAACCTAACGCTCGATGACGCCAAGAATGTTTACTGGCAGGACTTCTGGCTGCGTATAGGTTGCTCTGAGTTCCATTTGGCTATCGGCTACCAGATGTTCGACATCGCAGTGAACAGCGGCCCTGGGAACGCTGTTCGGATGTTACAGCGCGCTGTAGGGGTGGTGGATGACGGGTCGGTTGGACCTATGACGCAAGAAGCTGTCGTGAGCAACGACGTCGATGATGTCCTCTGCCTGCTGAACGCCGAGCGGCTGGAATTCTGCTCTAAGCTGTCGACCTGGAACAGTTTTGGCCGAGGCTGGGTGCGGCGCATCGCCAAGAATTTGCGTTTGGGTGCGCAAGACACACCAGACAGGGTGGGTTGATGGTTAGGGAAGCCCGCGGGTTTATTGAGCGTGTCAGAGCTGGAGCATCTGACGCCAAAGACTTGTCTGGTGTGGCTGACTGGATAGTCCGAAACACCCGGGACCCGAAGTTTACTAGCCGGCAGTGGAGTTTCAAGGATCACGAGTACCAGATAGAGATAGCTAATAGTGAGGCAGCAGAGGTCGACGTACGAAAGTGCTCGCAGGTCGGTATGTCGGAGCTGTCAGTCAGGGTTCAGCTGGCTCTGCTGTCTATTTTCCCGGGGTACAGGGCTATATACACCCTACCAACAACAGGGTTTGCCAGGCAGTTCACCAAGGACAGGTTCGATTCTGTGGTAGAGGCATCACCTGAGTTGTCTGCGCTTATGGATTCAAACGTTGATGGGTCAGAGATGAAGCGGCTGGGTACCTCCTACCTGTATATCAAAGGCACCTTCGGAAAGAGTGCAGCAATATCCATACCGGCTGACATACTGTTCAACGACGAGGTTGATTTCTCCAACCAGGAAGTTCTGACGTCGTTCTCATCCCGGTTAGGGCATGCGGAGGGCGGGGGAATAACCAGAAGGTTCTCCACCCCGACGGTGGAAGGGTTTGGAATCAGCGAAGGATTCGCTGAGTCTTCTCAGGCCAGGTATCTGATTAAGCATGACCGCTGCGGTAAATGGGTAGCACCCAGCTGGTTCGATGACCTGGTGATACCAGGCTACGACAAGCCGATGATGGAGTTCGAGTCTCTGGATTACAGGAGCAAACTCTACGGAGTAGAGAGCGCCTACATCCTGTGCCCGAACTGCCGCAACCCTGTCAAGCATGATAATTACTGTGACGCAAGTAAGCGCAGGTGGGTGCATGCTCACCCGGACCGGGACAAGAAAGGGTATCAGGTCATGCCGTTCGACGTACCCAAGCACAACCCGATACCTAAGACCCTGTCCACTATCACCAAATACAAGCGCAAGGCAGACTGGGTAAATTTCAAGATAGGCCTGCCGTTCCAGGACGCCGAGAATGCGTTCCTGGGGGAGCGTATCGAGCAGCAGCGGGTGTTGACCGCGGTGTTGCCGGTACCGCGCGCGGCTTTTGGTTGTGTCATGGGCGTCGACATCGGCAAGACCAGCTGGGTGACGATAGGCAAGCCGATGAACGGCCGTACGCATATTATCCACCAGGAGCAAATCCGCCAAGGAGCCAACCATGAACTGACCACCCGCCTGCAGCTGCTGCTGGAATATTTCGGAGTGGTGAAGTGCATCGTTGACGCGGCGCCTGATTTTACCACAGCGCTGACCCTGATCGGTGACCCGCGAAACTGGATCGGCCGGGTTTACGGCTGCTACTACGTGCACAGCAACAAGAAAAAGCTGACCAATGTCGAGGTCAATGACGCCGAAGGTGTCGTCACGGCCTATCGTACCGGCACCTTCGATGACTTGGTGAAGCGCGTCAATGGTGGCGTCTACCAGTACTCTAAGACGGAAGAGTCCCTGCTGATGAAGGAGCACCTGTCGAATATGAAGCGGGTGACCTACACCAACAACCAGGGTGAGGAAGTAGCCAGCTGGGTCAGTACAGGGGACGATCACTATGGCCATTCGTTAAACTACATGCACATTGCCGAGGGATTGCTTGAGCACGTCCCTAAGGGGGCTTCTATGCCTTCGCTTCCAATGGTGTCGAAAACGAAGGTAAAATCGGACACCAGAGAGGAAGATCGAACTTACCCAACCCTACTCGGCGAACGGAGACGCTAAACGATGGCAGACGCCAAGAAAGGGAACGTGCAGCTGCCGCGGGTATTGGCCACCAGGGCCAAGGCCAAAATACCGGCGTCCGACACCGAGAAAGGCAGTGCAATCCCACGCCCCAACCCCTTGATTATGAACCAGTCGGTCAGGGTCCTAAGGGACAGCGGCCGGGTGACGGAGGCTATACGCAAGCTGGCCCAGGTGGATGGCACAGTCTCCACCGCGGTGTTCTCGTATGTGCAGCTGGCGATGTCGGGGTCTGATGTCACGGCTTACAGTACGGTGGACCACAGTTTTTCCCCGGACGGTACTCTACTGGCCAGAGCCGTAATGGCCTCGATGGACACCTTGTACGACTATACCAAGGGATACTCTGACAAGCAGACCATGGAGGCGCTGGTGGAGACGGCCCTGCGCGAGGTGGTGTTGACCGGCGCAGTGGCTGGTGAGTTGGTACTGGACAAGGCCCATCTGCCGGACCGCATCAGCATTGTGCCAGCGGAAACGTTGAAGTGGATCTCCAATGGGGACGGTACCAAGTACCCGGCACAGGACGGTGACGACGGGGACATCCCTCTGAACCTGGCAACGTTCTGGGTAGCGGAGTCACACAAAGACGCCGACAAGGTGTATGCCGCCTCGATGATGGAGGCGGCGATCAACAACGCCTACTACTACCTGGAGTTCATTGAGGACCTGCGCAAGGTCACGAGGCGGTCGGGGCACAGTCGGTTGGTGGTGTTGCTGGATACCGAGAAGATTACCGGCATGGCGACGCCCGAGCAGAAGGCAGACCCGGCCAAGATGAAGTCGTTCATGGAGGGTGTCCGAGAGGATGTGGAGACGGTGGTTAATTCCATGGAGCCGGAGGATTGCCTGGTTTCCTACGACTCCATTGAGGTAGACCTAAAAAGTTCTGAATCCGTTAAATCGGACTACCCCGACCTGATGAAAGCGATCTCCGGTATCCTGGCTCTGAGCCTGAAGTCCCACCCGTCCATCCTGGGTATGCGTTTAGAGGGCAGCCAAAGCCTTTCCAACACCGAGTCCCTGGTATTCCTGAAGAACGCCACGGCTATACAACGTCCGGTGCAGGATGTCATGAGC